ATTCTTTGTCGTCAGCATATCCTTCAGAGATCAGATGCTCAACAACTTTTTCATAATGCCTAAACGCTTCTTGCGTCTCTCTAGGTGTTGGTTTCATCTTTGAATACTTTTATTTCTATTTATCTGTCTTCTCTATAATGTCTAATTCTGTGGCAGTTAGAGCACAGCATCACACACTTTTGAATTTCTTCTGAAATCACATTCCAATTTCTATCAAGTCCTGGAGCAATTTCAAAGGACTTTGTTTCTGGGTCTGTGTGGTGAAAATCGTAGCAACAATGTTCAAATGTCCCACCACAATCATTGCACTTATCACCAAAATGCTCCACCAGTTGCCTTTTTCTTTCATCACGTCTTCTCCTTTGATATGTATTCCTTTCTTCTTTGTTTTTTAATGGCATTGGTTTACAATTGATTGTAAACTATTTAGACAAAAAAAGACCTCCCGAAGGAGGTCTGAAGAAGAATGTGAATGCCCGAAGGCTGATATCACATCAAGTTTTGAACCTTGACGCGCTGGTAGTAGCGGTTGGAGTTCGCGGTAAGACCAGGTGAGGTGATCGCGGTTGTACCCTGTGAGAATGGGTTAGCAACGATACCATAACGGGTCTTAAAGCCGATCTTAGGCTGGAAGGTGTCCTGACCAACGGCACGAACCATCTGAAGAGGAACGTATGGGCAGTAGAACAGACCAGCGTCATAAGGAGAAGAACCCTTATAACCAACAACGTAGTACTGATCAGCAGCAGAGTTTGCCGAATATGGGTCGATGTAAACTCTGTACTTACCGTTCAGAACACCTGCGAAGGTGTTACCGGTGTCGTCAACGTTGAGGTTAGCGTTCAGAGCAGGGGTGTAATCGAGTACGCCTGCCATGGTCAGAGCGGAGGCAACGTCTGCAGAGCAGAGGATCATGTTGCCCTTTCCTCTACGAGTTCTTTGTGCAATGCGGTTGGCATCGCGCTCGATTTGGAAGATCAGACCCTTGAACTTCTCAACGCTCCAACGTCCGTTGGAATCAACGTCGAGGTCGAAAGCACCAGCGGTAGCGGTGTTAACTTGTGCACCAGACTCAGCAACCTTGTAGATGGTTCTGATGACTTCACGGTTGATCTCAGCCAGGATCTCAGTTGAGAGAATGTTGGCGAGTTCCGCTTCAGCGTTCAGACCATGGATTGCCTTGAGGTCTTGTGCCAGTTCCAGTGAGTACTCAGCTTTCAGAGCACGTGACTTCGCTGTAACGGTGACTTTCTCGATCGAGAATGCCATTTCGTTGAAAGCATTGGAGGTTCCATCTCCGAGTGCTTCAGCGTCGTCGGTTCTCATACCCTGACCAACAGGATATGTGGTTGCTGTTTGTGAACCTTGTGGGTTCAGTGCAGCAGGGTTAGTTGCGTTGGAGAGTCCAGTGCCACCAGTAGTACCGAAACCAACCGAACCGCCAGTGAAACCATCGGTGAGGTTACCACTGTTGTTCTGGGAGGAGAAGGAGGTGTCGGGCTCGTTGAAGAATGCCTCAGCGCCATTCTGATTAGCATAGCGTGAGCGCATTGCGAAGATCAGTCCAGTAGGACCGTTCATTGGTTGAACGCCAGCGAGGTCATAAGCGACCAGGTTAGGCATTGAGCGTCTGATCAGTGAGATCAGAACGGGATCGAAACCAGCAACAGGTGAAGAAGCACTTGCAGAGAAACCTGCATTAGCACCTGAGTTGGTGTTCATTGTTGGAGCAGCTTCGTACAGGAATTCCTTTTCCTCACGGAGTGCTTTTTCTTGGTTCTCCAGGAGAACGGCAGTTACCATTCTACGGTGTGAATCTTTGATTGGATCAAGACCCTCGTAGTTAAGGAGTGGTGCCCACTTCTCCTGCAGGTACTCTTGATTGTACATCTGCATTTGAATTTTACCTCTTTAAAAAAGTTAGTTTGAACTATAATCTAAAAATCACTTTTGGGAGACTCTTCTCAGAGTATTCATGTAGGATTCCATCAGTGGTGAAGCAGAAGACTGCTCAACAACTTCGGTTCCTTCAGAAATGGTCTCAGTATGGTCTCTTTGAGCGCCGTTTGCTGGGAAATAAGAATTTCTCAGGGTAACGAGCTTCTCACGATAGTCTGCTTCACTTCCAAACTCAACATTTTCGGCAAGAGAAGCGAGTTTGTCCTTCTGAGAAAGTGCGAGACCCTCAGCGACCTCTGCAAAAATAACATCTGCAGTGGACTCAGCTAATCTACGATTAAGAGCAACGTTTCTTTCGATTTGCTCGTTGAGTTTTGACTCCATTTCATCTAGTTTATCTACCATGCTCTCAAGTACATCATATCTATCTTCAGGGATGGTTACATAATGATCTTCAAAAAGACCCTTCATTCCTTGGAGGAATGATTCGGTCATTTCGGTCTTAAGACCTGCTTCAACTGCAAGTGCATTTTCTTGCAGCCATTCGTCGGCAACATACTCAAGGTAGGAATCGACTCTTTCGGTCAATCCTTCTCTGATTGCCTGGACTTCTTCTACGAGTGCTTGCTCGTATGCTACTTGGAGTTCTTCTTTGATTTCTCCAACTTTTGCCTTGATAGCAGTTTCGAAGATGGTACGTGCTTTCTCTTGGAATTCCTCAGAGAGCTCCTCACCCTCAAGCAGTGCTTGAACATCGTCTTCGATGCTATACTCAACAATCTCTTCAGCAGACTCTTCTTCGGTTACTTCTTCTTCAGAAACAACCTCATCAGTGGTCTCTTCTTCCTCTTCGCTGACAAGTTCCTGACCGTCTTCGATTTCATCTGAAACTGCTTCGGCAGCTGCTGCCTTAGCATTGACGACATCCTTAACTTGCTTCAGAGTGGAAGCAGGATCTTTGAGTTTTGCTGAATCGTCATCTGGACGATAATTTTCGGGAGTAGGACCGCCGAGATCTTCAACTGGTACACCAGAAGAAGGCATTTTCTCAGCAGGTGCAGCCCCTTTGGTTACTACGTTTTCCATTTCTTGTAAATTGCTACCAACGGACATTTTTGATTAGATGTTTTAATCTATATTTATTTATAAATTAAAGATTTGACAGAAAATCATTGAAAAGATTGAGCTTATGCTCCTCAAGTCTTCTCTGGTCAACTAAGGTATTTATTCTTCTTTTAGTTTGTTCTGCGAGTTTTTCACGAAGGATTCCACCTTCCCAAACCCACTCTTTTCCTTCCATGATTCCATTGACAAAAGCGTCAGGAGCGGAAGGATCGGCAACGATATCAGCAGCAGTTGCTAACTGGAAATCTTCACCGACAATTTTATGACCTTCATTGGTCATACGGAGTGAACCAACACCACGAGAAGAAACTCCAAGGCAAACACCTTCATCGAGAAGAGAAGATGCAATCTTACCCATTGGAGTAGAAAGAATCTGTGCCTTACCTCTGAAATTATTTCCCTCTTGAACGAGAGAAGTGATTTTGTGAGAGACACGATCAAGATTGACAGTAGGACCATCGGGGTGACCGAGTTCTCCAAGAGCACGACCCTTATTTACAAAGTTTTCGCAGTAACGTCCTACTTCACGGGAAAGAGTGTCAATGGGATACATTCTCCCATTACGGTTCTTGATTTCACCCTGAAGAAATACACCTTCGATGTACAACTTCTTGTTGGCACCTTTGCCTTCGGTGATAATCTTTACGTTTGTTACTTCTTCTGTGATAAGTTTCATTTGTTTATGCGGTAAATCCTACTTTTGCACCAACAACACCATCTGCATTTGCAAATACTGTGTATGCTGCATTCTTTTCTAAGTATTCTGTAGTGGAACCCAACATAGTAAATGTTCCAACTCCAGTTCCGCCAGCAGTTTCTTGAACTGTAATTACTCTGGCATTTGCAGTTGTGTTTACCAATCTAACTACTGTAGCTTCAGAAAAACTGACGCCAACACCAGCAGTTGTTGGTACATTTACCTCATTTCCCTTAATTAAGGTTCTTGCCATTATTCTTGATCCTCTTGTGATTCTTGATCCTCCATGTTAAAGAGGGATGCGGAGACTATAGGTCTACCAGCTTCAACTCTTTCTGCTGCTTTTGCATAAAGATGACTTTTGATAGCATCCGATACATCAGAAGCAGAAGAATCCGTCGCAATCAAATCGATAATATTTTCCATGAAAATAATGTGGTATATCTTTTATTTATATCTCAGCCTTTTTGGTGTCCTTTTGTAGTTGAGCGTCTGTTGCTGCTGCTTGTGCTTCTAAGTCAGGTTCTGCTGGAATTTCTCCCATACCCATTACATCCTGTCCCATGCCATCCATACCACCACCCATTTCTTCAGGTGGTGCCTCTTGTGGTAACGGTTCTCCAGTTATTGGATCTTGACCGTTTGGATCTGGAATAATTCCCTTTTCAATCTCATCATCAATTTGTGAATCAATTTCAAGAATTTCAGAATCAGTCTGACGCAGAACTCTCTTGCGTACATATTCTGTTGAATAGAACTTACCGATATAAGGTTCGATTGTTGCCAAAAGACCTAAACGGTTTTGTGTAAGTTCTGCTTCTTTGAGTTCTGCAAATTGATTATCATACAAGAAGTCATATTGGATATGATCCTTCATCGTTTCCCAATCTTCAGGACTTACGATGTTCTTGAGAATCAATTGCGTTCTCAACATGTCATTGAACATCTGAGCAAAACGCTTTCTCAAACGACCAACAAACTTAGCAAACTTAAGTTCGTCTCTCAGAATCTCAGAAGAACGACCAAGATTGAAACCACCATCAGCAGCAATTCTTGACTCGGGAACTCCAAGTGCTCTGTAGAGTTTCTTTTGGAAATACTCAATATCAGCAAGTTCTCCTAAGTTTTGTCCACCAGGAAGTGTGGTGATCTCAGTTCCCCTACCACCTTCACGGCGAGGTAACCAAAAATCTTCCATCATTGACATGAACTTACGATCATCACGAACTTCGCCCGTGTTTGCATCATATGCCAACTTATTTCTGTAGCGAGACATAACCTCTTTGAGGTATTGCTCTGCCTTTACTTTTGGAAGATTGCCAACGTCAATATAGAAAATTCTTCTTTCTGGTGCTCTTGACAAACGATAGATAACCAAGGAATCTTCAATCATTCTCAGTTGATTGAGTGCCTTGATTGCCTTGTGCATGTAAGATAGAACAGTGCCTTTATTTCTATCTACAAGACCTGAACTGCAATAAGTAACAGAATCTTTTGCAATCTTTACGCCTTCGGACTTTTTACCACCAGCACCAGAGAACATTCCACTTGGATAGTTTGGTTTTGGTGTGTATAAGAAATACTCCTCTATTTCTGGTTCGATTATTTTTTCGTTACCACCACCAGTTGGACCAAGACCACCAGTTCTGATTGCTAAACCTCTTGCATCAGTTTTCTTTTCTTGACGAATATATCTCATCCTCATTGGATCAATATATCTCAGATCCTGAATACCTGCCTGAGGATTTTTTACATCGATAACTTTGAGGTAAAATACTCTTCCGTCAACATACCAGTTTCTAAAAATTTCATGGCACTTTCTATCGAAGTCCATGATTTCTTTGAGATATTTAAATTCTTCTCTAATTGTTTTTTTCAGTTTGTCGCTAGCGTTGAGATTTGATAATTCGATCTCTACTGGAGAATCATACAAATCGCTAACAATTGCTTCATTTACAACATCTTCAATGGCACCATCACATTCTGGGTGAAGTGCCATTTCACGATATCTTTTAATTAAATCATGTTCTGTGCGATAAACACCTTCGATGTCAAGATAATGACCATAAAAACCACTTGCAATATAATTATCAACCCCGTCC